AAGTGTAATTAAAAAAAAGTCAAAAAGTTAAAAAAATCGGAAATGTTGAAAAGTCTGTGGAAAATATTAAAAACGCCTGCCGCGGGCATCTGTTTGCTTTGCCAAAATTTTTTTACAAAAAACCTTGACAAAGCGAACAGAAAAATATAAAATACAAACAAGAGGTGGTCAAAAATGAGTACAGCAATCCTAAACCAAACAAACAACGACCGATTAACGCAACACTTCAAAGCAGAAGAGTTTAGATGCAAAGACGGAACAAAAGAATTTTTGTGGGCACCTGAACTGCTCGCAGTCTTAGAAACAATCAGAAACCACTTTAACGAACCAGTAATCATCAACTCAGGATACAGAACACCAACGTGGAACACAAAAGTCGGCGGTGCAAAAAACAGCTATCACATGAAAGGCATGGCAGCAGACATTGTGGTAAAAAATCACAATAGCAAAGAGGTGGCAGAATATGCGAGCAAGGTGCTCGGCGAATTAGGCGGCGGAGTCATCAAGTACAGTAATTTTGTGCACATAGACGTGCGCGAAAGCAAATACAGAAAGGGGGTGTAAAAATGGCACTTATCAGTATCAAAGACGTAAAGCAGGCAATCGAAATCATGATGCGAATTCTGGAAAAGCTGGACGAGATCTATCACGCTCTGCACGACCAGCCGGACCAGCCGGACAAAAAGGAGTAATCTATGACAAGAACGACATGGAATGCGAGAGACACCCCCAAAGCGGCGCTAGAAGAACTGCTAAAACGAAAATACAAAGAAATTGACAACGAATACAAAATGCTCCGAAAAGTCGAAAAAAAAGAAGATGCAAAGAAGCTGATTGAAGAAATCTGGCAAATGAAAGACTTTGCAAATAGCATTGAAATAGAGCTAATGAGAAGGGAGTACAACAATGGCCCGGCATCGTAAAGTAATGCGCGGCGCAAAGGATAAGCGCATGTTCAACGTAACCGCGCGAAAAACGAAAAGTATCAACCTGAGCCAGAAACCTATGCGCGGCGGCATTCGGCTCTAAAAGAAAGGAAAGAAACATGGTTCACGGTTACTATGGTATCTACGACAGTGTAGCAAAATGCTACGCATGGGTAGGTGAAAGCAAAAACAACGACACGTTTGCACGAATGTGCAACGTAATGCAGAAGGACAAAAGCACATTTATCGGCCAGTCCCCGACCGATTACGTGGGCTATAAGCTGGCAGAGTTTGAAGATGAAACCGGCGAATTCCAGAACTGCAAAGAAAAGGCATGGGAGGGCAAACCGAATGAATAAGAGGTATGAAGAGGGGCGAAAGCCCCTCTTTTCTGCATCAGGCGAAACACAACGTAAACAATACGTATGGGCAAAAAACAAGGAAGGTAAAGAATACCTGCAGGAAACGGAAAGCATCGACATCCAGGGCGAAATTGAAAGCTATTCGGACGAATGCGACATTAAAAACATCGTCCGAAAAGCAAGTTTTGACCCGCAGTTTATGCAGAGCCTTTCGCAGGGAGCGATGAACGGCACAGAGGTAGATATCACAGAATGGCCGCAAAATATCCATGAGTATCATCAAATGCTTGCGACAGCACAAGCAAATGCACTGGCGCTGCAGGAAATGCAGGAAAAAGTACCAGTAGAGCCAGCAAAACCAAAAGAAGGAGAAACGAAAAATGAACCGGAATAATGAGCGGCATTTTAACCAAATTCCACAGATGAAAGCAAGCCGAACAACATTCAATCGAGACCAGACGATTTTGACAACGTTCGATGCGGGCAAACTCATCCCGTTTTACGTAGATGAAGTACTACCGGGCGACACTTTCAGCGTAGATACAGCGGCAATCATCCGAATGACAACGCCAAAATACCCAGTAATGGACGATAGTTTCATTGATTTCTATTACTTCTTCTGTCCAAACCGCATTTTGTGGGACAATTTCAAACACTTTATGGGCGAAGTAGAGGAAACGCCATGGATGCCGGCAAAAACGTATGCTGTGCCGCAAATCAAAATCAACGGAACGGATGCAAAACCGGCACCGAACGAAAGAAGCATTCTCGACTATATGGGAGTGCCAACAAAAATAAATAAACCGTTCAGTGTCAACGCGCTTCCTGTCAGAGCATACGTTAAAATCTGGAATGAATTTTTCAGAGATGAAAACGTAGATAACGCAGCAGCCATAAAAACGGATGACGAAGACGTGATCTATAATTCGACAGAAGATCAAAAGGGAACTATGGAAGAAGACCTAAAATTCGCAATCAGCGGCAACAACCTGTTACCAGTTAATAAGTTCCACGACTATTTTACAAGCTGTTTACCTTACCCGCAGAGAGGGCCAGAAGTAAGCGTTCCATTCGAAGGAAACGCACCAATCTATTACGGAGGAAAAGAAAAAAAATTTACACCAAATGAACTGCGAGACATGGGGCTTATCTTTGGAAAATGGGAAGATGGGACTCACTTAATGATGCAAAACGGATGGTATGACGGAAACGTAATGAAAAACGCAGGCCCAAGCATGAAAGGAACATTAAACCCAGAGGACGAAATAAATAAAGAGCCGCAAAGATTACTACTGGGAAGATATGACAGAGGAGTAAGCACATTTATTCCAATCAGCGCAGATTTAAGTGGAGCAAGCGCAACAACAATTAACCAGTTACGACAGGCCATCAGCGTGCAACAGTACTATGAAGCATTAGCACGAGGCGGCTCCCGCTATCGTGAACAGGTACAGGCAATCTGGGATGTCATCATTTCGGATAAGACGGTACAGGTGCCTGAATATCTGGGTGGTGGACGATATCACGTCAATATCAACCAGATTGTGCAGACAAGCGGCCAGCAGACAGACAACGACACGCCAATCGGTGAAACGGGTGCAATGTCAGTCACACCTATCAACGAAAGTTCTTTCACAAAGAGCTTTGAAGAGCATGGCTTTATAATCGGTGTATGTTGTGTAAGACATAACAGAAGCTATCAACAGGGCCTTGAACGTTTCTGGAGCAGAAAGGATAGGCTAGACTATTACGTACCGCAGTTCGCAAACCTGGGCGAACAGCCAGTAAAAAAGAAGGAAATCATGCTCACCGGCGATACAACCGATGATGAAACTTTCGGCTATCAGGAAGCATGGGCAGACTACCGGATGAAGCCGAACCGCGTAAGCGGTTTGATGCGAAGCAACGCAACAGGAACGCTAGATTTCTGGCACTATGCAGACAACTATTCGACGGTGCCCACACTGTCGCAAGAGTGGATGGCAGAAGGAAAAGCGGAAATTGCAAGAACATTAATCGTACAGAACGAGCCGCAGTTCTTCGGAGCAATTCGCGTAGCAAACAAGACAACTCGACGGATGCCGCTTTACAGCGTACCCGGGCTGTACAAACTGTAAGAAAGGAGGAAGCCGGGAGAAATCCCGGCTATTTTAAAAAATGGCATTTGGAATAGATGACTTCTTGATGTTAGCCGGAGGCATTGGAACGGTAGCAAACACAATAGGAAACGTGGCAAATGCCGCAGGAAACGTTGGAAGGTTATTCGGCGGATGGGGTCAAACAGGTCAAAGCCAGAGTGCAGGCGGAAGCACACAGCAAGGCGGCGGAAGTAGCCAAAGCATGAGCAAGTCCGGAACAAATGACGAACAGGTAATGCAATACCTGAAAGGTGCATACCAATACCAGAATGCAGAAGGACAGAGACAAAGCCAGTTTAACCAAAGATCGATGCTGGAACAAATGGGTTACAACACATTGGGAGCGATCGCGCAGGGCATATACAATCACATCGAGAACAGCACCGCAATGAACTTCAATTCGACAGAAGCAATGAAAAATCGAGAATGGCAAGAATACATGTCAAACACAGCCTATCAGAGGGCAGTTGAGGACATGAAAAAAGCTGGCCTTAATCCAATCTTAGCATTCCAAAACGGCGGCGCAAGCACGCCGGGAGGTAGCGCAGGAACGATTTCAGGGGCAAGCATGGGAGCACCGTCAGCAAGCGCACTGGGAGTAAGCAGGGCAAGCGGCTTTGTGCCAAACTCATACAGCAGTGAAAGTTGGTCAAAAAGTGATTGGTACAACGCAGCACAAAGCTGGAATCAGATGTTAAGCAGTACAAACATGACACCGCTTGGATTGCAAAAAGCACTATCCGAAATCGGAGAAAAAGCAGGAAACGCAATCGAAGAAGGTGTAAAAACAGGAAACAGAACATCCGGAAAAAACGAGCACAGAGGTGTAACAGCACAAAACTTTGGTGGTGCAAAAAAGAACGCAGTAGCCATGCAAGACAAAACAGGAAGCTACGGACAAAAAAGAAAGCCAGGTGACTATTTAAGATGAGCTGTTATAAACCGTTAATACGGATATACAGCCCAGAAAACAGAGAAATCAGCGGGCAGGTGTATTCACTTGCCCGCTTTTCTGGATTTTTATATGTAAAAAATCGAAAGGAGAATAAGCAAATGCCAAAAATAATTTTTAATGAGAATTTTGGTGTAGATGAAATTACTATCTTACTAGAAAGACGTGACTTTCATAAATACGGAAAACTTATAGATGCAACTGACATCGAATATAAAGATACATTAAATGCACCAGAGTTATCATTTACTGTATATAAGACAGAAAATGAATTATGGGATAAAATTAACAATTATAATCTGGTATATATTCCTGAGTATAATGAACATTTTTCTATTACTGTAAATACTACAGAAGAAAATACAACTCAAAAATCTGTTACATGTACATATCTTCCTGTAAATGAATTGCAGAATGTAAAACTTAGAAATATTGAAATTAATACAGAAGATGATATTGCGAGAGATGATTATGATGAGAACTACCCAACTATTTTTTATCGTGATTTATCTGCTTTTTCAGAAGGAAGTGAAATGTATAAGAAATTATATAACTCTTCTCTTCTACATCGTATTTTAGACAAAGCATCGAATTATAAAATTGGTCATGTTGATACTTCTTTGAAAAATTTAAAATCATGGTTTCAGTACTCTATTAATGACAGCAATGTATATGACGAATTAACTGGCGAAATCTCAGATGATTACCAATGTTTATTCACTTTCGATTCAACGACAAGAACTATAAATGCATATGATCTTTGTAATACATGCAAAGATTGTGGGTATCGTGGAGATTTTCATGATAAATGTCCTGAATGTGGAAGTACAAATATTGGTGGTGCTTATGGCGAAGATACAACAATTTATATTTCAAAAGAGAATCTTTCTACTTCTGCTTCTATTGAAAGTAGTGATGATAGTTTAAAGAATTGTTTTTATATTGTTGGTGGAGACGATTTAATGTCTTCTGCTGTTGCTATCGCAAATCCAAGTGGTACAAATTATATTATCAATTTTTCTGATGAAATGTATGAGAATATGCCGAGTGATTTAGTCGAGAAAATCAAAGCATATAATGCAAACTATCAAGAATGTATAAATAGCAGAGCATTTAACTTTTCTTCGAATGAAGTTAACCAATATAATCAGATTGTCAAATATGTAAATGAACATTATCCAAAAATAGATGATGACGGCAATAAAGTTGATAGATATAATACTATCTCATCTCCTATTATTGGATATAAGAATATAGCATCTTTATGTTTCGACTGTATTGATGTTGGTTTAATTTTGCAGACTTCTATGGGCAAAACAATAGAAATGGACAATCTTACAATTCAGGAAACAATGAATTTATTGACATTCGCCAATTTATCGCCTGTTGCAGTTAAATCAGATTTATCAATGGTTGCAACAAGTGTTGTATCAAATACTGTGCTTGGTTCTTGTAAAGCATTAATTAATACTGCATTGTATAAAGTGGAAATTGTAGATGCTTCATATGACAAAACAAATCATGCTTGGAAAGGTAAATTTAAACTCACAAGCATTGAGGATAATACAATTACTCTCACAGGAAATGAGATATCTATTATTGTAAATAATGATATGGAAACATATCTCAAACAGAATATCCAAAGATGTTTAAATAAGCTTGATACGAATTATAAAGACTTAAAAGACTTAGAAACATCTGATGCTGATTTTAAATCTGAATTGGCTTATTACAGTTTCGACTATTTGAGTAGTCTAAAGGATTCTTTTGGTAATGTTTTAGGTATTATTCTTGAATCTGAACAGGAAGAATTAAAGAATAAATATCAGACTTGGTATAGTAATCGAGTTGGGTGGCTTGAATCAGAAATGAATAAAAGACAGTTACAAATTGATGCTGTCCATAGATTATATAACTATGATAATAAATCTGGCACTGTATATGATATTCAAAATTCTCTGCAAGATGAATTAAACTTAGAAACATATCTTGGGAAGGATATGTGGACAAAATTTTGTGCGTTTCGTATGGAAGATACCTATCAGAATGATAATTATATCTCTGATGGATTAGATAATGGTGAGCTAGTAACTCGTGCAACGGAACTGATTGACGCTGCAAAGAAAGAGTTATATAAAGCAAGTCATGTACAATATACAGTTACTTCTACTATCAATAATCTTCTTGCACTTCCAGAATTTAAACCTATTGTGAATAAGTTTGAAACAGGTAATTGGATTCATGTATGTGTAGATGAGAAGATATATTATTTAAGATTACTCTCTTATAAAATTTTATATTCTGATATTTCAAAAATTGAGGTTGAATTTTCTACTGTTGAAAGAACATGGTCTGGTTCATCTGATATTCAAAGTGTCATTGAAAATGCACAATCTATGGCATCTTCATTCTCATATACAGCTCAAAAAGTAAAAAATAATGTTGCTGCTTCTAAGTATGTTCAAAACTGGGTACAGAAAGGAATGGAAGCTACTACAACAAAAATTGTAAATAGTGCTGATAATCAAAATGTCGTATATGATTCTAGTGGTATTTTATGTAGAACATATGACGATTTAATTGATACATACGATTTATGCCAGTCACGTTGGATTAATAGTGGTTTATACGTGACTGATGATGGTTGGAAATCTGTTAAGGCTGCTGTAGGCAAGTATATTTATATTGATCCAGAAACAGGTAATGAAGTAACTACTATGGGTGTTATTGGAGATACTATTGTTGGCAAATTAATTATTGGGGAAAATCTTGGAATATATAACCTTAGTTCCGGCATCTGTACATGGTCACTCCGAACCGCATCGAGGC